TTCAGCTTCCTCTTTACGTAGTCTGGCTGCCTTCAGTTTATCAACAGACGCTACAGGTGCTACAGGTGCTACAGGTGCTACAGGTGCTACAGGTGCTACAGGTGCTACAGGTGCTGCTTGTTTTTTCTTTAGTTCAGCTTCCTCTTTACGTAGTCTGGCTGCTTCCTCTTTACGTAGTCTGGCTGCCTTCAGTTTATCTACACCATTATTTCGTTTAATTAGATTCATAGGTTGCGATTTTACAATTTGTTTTAGTGCATATTGCGGTTCTGTATCTAATGCTAATAATGGTTGCTTATCAGAGATTATTTCTTTACTAAATATTTTTCTTGATTTTACAATTTGCCACTTAATTTCATTAGGTAACTTTGATACATTTATATATGGAATTCCATTTTGTTCAGTTAATATACCAATTGTATTATTGTTCTTTACAAAAACAAGAATCATAGGTTCAGTATCATATTTAGACTTTACAAATAACATAGTAGGTGTACCTGTATCTATATCAATATAACCAATTTGCTTAGATGTATATAAAGCATATTTTGTTAGATTTACTAATGTTAGTGTATTTGTATTTTCGGTCATCTTTAATTCCTCTAATGGTAATTCCAATACACTTAAAAATGACAAAAATGGTTTAGCAGGGTCTTGATCTTCTGGAATATCTATATGTAATTTGGTTGTTTCACCTAATACATCTTTTAATTTAGGCGGCAAGTCATCAATTAAAGGCTCATTTGTTCCATCCCTTGACATTTCTTCATAATATTTTGGCATATCAGATGCTTTTTTCATCCATTCTAAACGTAATAGATTTATCCATGTTATTGATTTTTCTGGTATAATATATTGATCATCATAGTGAATTGGATCAATAATCTTTGATACTCTTGACATTTCACCTTTTTTCATCAATTGTTTTCTATAATTTGGAAAATAAATCAATTCATCTATAACTCGTTTAATGAACAAGTCTGATGTATTAACATCTCGCTCTCCTAACCTACTTGTTGGCTTTACATGAAGTAAACATTTACCATCTTGTGAATCATCTTTAACTTTCCAATGACATGTTCCTGTACAATTCTCTTCTTCCTTAATTAAATTACAATCTTTACGTAAAAATGAGTTTGTTCTTTCCCAATCATTATCTTCATAAAACCATGATGCTAAATTAGATAGATATAAAAATAGACGTTGCCGCTTTTCATAATATGGTAAATCATTATTAAAAATTATTTTTTCAATTTCATCTTTAACATTGGATGTCTGTACAATATAATTAGAAACCATGTAGCGAAATTGCTGATATGTTTCTTCAAATTCAATATTATCTAATCTTTTTTGTAAAGATATATCTGACCCACATCGTTTTTCTTGCACAGTGTCCTTAAGTATTTCACTCCATTTCTGTTTATCATCTATTTTTACCTGACCATCGAGTTGCTTATCAATTTCCCATTGAAATTCTTCAATTTCTACAATAGGATAACCAAGTTCTTCTATATTAGCAGGATTTTTAGGTGGTGCAACAGGTACGTATATTTTATTCTTTAATTGTACTGCTACAATTACTTTTGTATCTTTTTGTCTTACGATATATTCAATATAATATCCAGGATACATTCCTAATCGTTCTTGAAAATTATCTCTATAATATGCAACTACATCTTCTAATGGTGCAGATTTAAAATCCTTCCAATTTAAATAAATGTGTTTAATATGTAATCCTGATGAAATAGAAATTGCTCCATCATCTACTACTGGTAATGCAACATACGTATTAACCTTTAATGTATGGCGAAATGCTACGCCTACAATATGATTATATGCATCTTTAATAATTGCCATAAATCGAGGATTTGTAAAATCATATGCGTATGATAATGGGATTATTTTATTAGGATCAATATGACTATTGTCTGTATAAATTGATGTATAACGACTTTGACATGCATTGATATATTCATTGATTCTTTCTGATACAATAAGTGGCCAAATTGCACGGGATTTAGTATTCCAACGTACAATTGTATCATGTACTGCAATTTGGCCACCTTTTGCCGCACGATTCTCTACATATACATATAATTCATAATGATTATATGTATATCGACTACGTGTTATTATTTTGGTTGTTTTTGATACAAACACAAAATCATTAGTATGATGTCTTGAACCTATACCAAATGTTGGACATTTCATAGTAATCGTATTATCATCATCTTCCATAATAATAAGTTGAATACCATTTGTTGTAAATAATCCAGGTTCTGCCAATAATGGCTGAATATGACGTAAATCTTTTCGCTGTGATGAATCCTTTAAGAATTTTTTAAAACGACTATATGAATTAAATATACGTATTAATTCATACGTATTCTCGCTATTTAATGAAATACCCAGATTTTTTTGCGACCATATAGCAAGTTGTTGACGTGCAAAAGGCATTGATTCTTTATCTGAAGGATTATAAAATTCCAATACTAAATTACCAAAATGTGCATTAATAAAAATACGTGGTTGTACTTTATCATCAATTGCACGTTGTACATCTTGAATAGTAGTGACATTTATAATTGGAGCAATAATACCTAATAATGATTCATATGGTGTATTTTCTGTACCAATACGTATAAATCCTTTTGCATTTGGTTGTAATTTTAATAATATACGTTGACGTGCAATAATATTAGTGGTTGTATTTTGCAAAAAAAACTCATCAAAATGAGGAGGTATAATTGCAAATATACCAGGTCCAGGTTGTTTATTTGATTCTAAAATAGAGAGTCGATGCACAGACATAAATCGCATTTCATAATCAATTGCATCATCTGCACGAAACAAGAGTTCACTGTAGTCTTCTTCTAATTCTACTGGTTCTTCTAAATATTTTTCATCTGAATTTGCCTGTCCATTTTCTATCTTTTCTAATTTTTTTTCTTGTAAATATTTACGTAAATGTGTAAATTCTGGACTTGTAATACGAAGAGTAGATTGCTTAATAAAACAGCATGGTAATGAAATCCCTTTAGGATGCACTGTTTTAGATAAAAAATTAATATGTTTATGAAAATTACCCTTTTCATTATGTTTACGTTGTAATACAGTTCCACCATCCTCTAATTTATTACGTTTACTTATTAATGTGCCATTACAAAATGGACATGTCTTTACTGGTTTAGGTTTTCCTTCACGATCTTTTGCTGATTCAAAATCAGTTTTACGAATCATAATATCATCATGAATACAAAAGAATTCAGGACAAAATAAAAAATTAATATGATCTTCATCTGAGCCATATCGCATAATGGTAAATGTTTCATCATTTTTTCCAGGTAATGGTGGATCTTCTGTTTTATCTAATGGATATATAACCCAAAATATATTATCATCTTTATAGGTTTCTCTCATTCTATCATATTGATCTATTGTCAAAATAACAGGCTGACGATCATCTACGCTGCCACATTGTCTACTGTATCCACTACTACCTTTTTCAGGTTTAAACCCAAATAATTCATTATCAATCTCTTGCAATTTAGTAATAAACCAATTTTGCGGATCGATTTTTTGCTGTTTAAGATCAATAGGTTTATATTGTATAACAGCAGGTTGGACTGGAGCTACTGGAGCTACTGGAGCTACTGGAGCTACTGGAGCTACTGGAGCTACTGATACAACTGGTGCAACTGGTTTAACTGATTGTGCTGCTAAACTAAGAATAGGTGCTGGTTCTGAAGATGGTGAATTAGAATTATTTAAATCAAACATATCCATTAAATCATCTTCTAATGAATCTTTTTGATTTGATAATTGATGTATACGTGGTACTATAATACTTGGTTCATCTTTTCTTGCATCTTCTTTTTCTTCTGCATTTGATGCTATTATTTCAGCTTCTTCTTCGAATGATTTAACAAATGATTTATTTTTAAATTGAAGATCATTATCCATAAATAATAAAGATAATAATGTACAAATACGTTCATAGGAATCATAGTTATTAACACGATGCAGTTGAAAATAGTATAATGGATGTTGTGCATATATATGAACATCAATTCCAGAATTATTGGTTTCAGTATATTCACCATCTTCTGGAGCTTGAACAGTAAATTCACTTTTTTTATCTACCCATTCTTTAATTGCATCTTTTGCATCTTTTGCAGATATTTTAAAATTTTCTTGAATACTTTCTAATAATTGTGGTATGAAAAAATCACCTTCAATCTTATGCTCTGTTACAAGTTGCGTTATAAATGTAAATAGTTCATTTTCGGATGAATACTGACTAACTGCTTTATAACGTAATGACATTATTTTATGTTCATCAGGTAGCCCATTTATTTCTTTAAAAAAATATGAAAAATAAGGCAGACGTTGTAGAATACGCTGACGATTAAATTTAGTTGTTGTCTTTAATTTTAATATAATAGATAATTCTTTTATTGTAGCTGAATTTATAGATTGAGGAAGTCCTGTAAATACATCATTTAAAATACGATCAAAATTACGAAAATCTAATTCTGGCTCTAACCTACGAATTTGTTTAGGTGGTTGCAATAACAATGTTATAGTTCCATCATTTAATATATGAATAGTTCCATAAATAGACTGTGAATTACTTATTAATGGACGATGTACATATTTAATAATACATATATCATTTCCAGGTGTAACTGATTTATCATTTGACCATACTTCTAAAAGTCGCGGATCATCTAATGTGGGTATAGGAAGAGCACCTCTTACATGTAATTTTGTAATAGATGATCCTTCTGATGGTATTAAACGAATATATGGACGACGTTCTGTTGCAGAAATACTGTAAAATACACTTGCAGCACCTTCAAAATTTTCGACTGGTTTCTTCCATATTAACTGTAATCGCTGAATACCTTCAACTTTAAGATATTTTACATCAATATTTGTATTTTTAATGACTTTATTCAGAATTTCTAATGAATCTGATCGTTTCTGAATAAATGATTCAATTACTGTACCAAATTGTATATCTTCTTCAGTAGGTTTTGTATTTTTATTTGTTACATCAATGTAATAAGGTGCGAATTTTTTATTCCATTCTTCATCTGAAATTGTTTTTAATACTTTATATGCACGTATAAGATGCGCTAAAGGAAATACATGTAGTATAGGTATTTGTCCATTTAAAAATACATCCTCCACTATACTTCTTCCACGAATTTCTGAAGAATATTCATCCTTATTAAAACGTCCATCCGCTTTTAATTTAGTAGGATTTGCTAATTTAAATGTATCATTTGCACTGCTTGTTTCATGAGAATACCATAAATACTCTAAAGGTATAAATAAATCATCTTCTGGTATTCCCACAAATGTATATTTTGGTAAGAAAAGTAGCTTATCTGCTGATTGTTTTACAGCATAATGAACATAAATTAAATGTTTAATAGTATCAATCGTATCGAATGGATATATATCAAACATAATATCTTCATAATTTTTATTTCCCTTCCATACTCTACATGTAACCGGAGATTGCTGTAAAGTATGTAATGGCTTTGGATGAAGTATATGCTCTATTTCAGAAGCCATTCCTATCGATTTTTTATATAATAATTATATTATTTACTTTATATCATAATTATTATATAAGTAAAAATATTTTATTCTTTCTTAAATATATTACCCCTTTGAAAGTTTGTTCCGTCTTTAGATGGGTCATATGCAGGTGAATCCGTTATATGTACGCCACAATAATTAACAGGATGTGCTGCGAAATTTGTATAACGATATAAGTTTATTGCTTCTGCTTCTTTGAGTAACCAGCCAAAGTTATTCCAAAACTCAGGATCATGCCCAACTGATTTTGTACATACATGTGCAAATTCATGCAATGCTACAAACATCATAACATTCTCATCTACCAGACTCTCATCTGTACCATCACGTTGTCTCAAACACATGTGAATAGATTCACCCTTATTTACAGTAGATGAAGTATGTTCAGAATCAGGTGTAGCTTCTAGAAATCGCTCAGGATCTGAACGAAAATTCTGTACCATCAATTTCACTTGAGCTTTATCAGGATATTTCTTCTCTAGAGCATCACATAGTTTAACTAATTTAATGCGAAGAGTTGCTAATAAATTAGCGGCTTGTTGCTTATCTTCTAAATCACGAACTTTGTATTCCTTGCCATCCACTGTAGAACGAACCGTTACTGTTGGATAATTATTACCTACAAATGATTTCAGCTTTTCAAGAAAAGACATTTGATTCTAATCAATCCGATTTCTTTATATTTTAAACCCCATTATGAGGATTAAAATATATTATAAATGATACTTATAACATAGGTTGTACCTTAAATGAATTAAAAGCAGCACGAGCACTCTGAGGATTACCAGGTTGTACAGCAGCAACATGTAGAGCATGCGCGTTCTGTTCTTCTTGTCTCTTCCCTGGAAGTGCATTTACACCTGCAGGAGCACTTCCCAATCCACCTTTAAATGCATTGATAATATAAGGTCCATAAGGTGAAAATCCTTCTGCTACATTTGAAAAATAGAGAATACATATAAGTACAATAAGAAGAATGATAATAAGCTTCATACCTGCGATTAGATACTATAAAAAATAGATAGGGTATTTTGCTAGAAAAATATCTTAAGCGCCAATTTCTAACGGTCTGTGGCTGATATCCGGGGAGATAGTGGACTGGTTAAAAATACTAACAGCTACTTGAGGATTAGGGGGCTCTGAGCGAACCTGCAAGTTAGCATTACGCATGCTCTGGCCAACAGTGTTAACACCAATCAAAGCACCAGCGCTCAAGAAGTTTTTGCCCTTCAATGAGCCAGGGCCCATGGGATTTTGCTCGGCCCATACGCTACTCATGTCCTTAGGGAGAAGCTCGGAGGGAGTTAGTTGATCACGGGGATAGCATCCAGCGGGGGGCTGAGCGGAGCTAAATTGAGAAGGGCCTTCAAATCCAGCTACATCAGCAAAGCCTTCCTCCTTTTCATGCTCCATATCTTCAAATGCAGCCTTGTCAGCAAATCCACTAGACTTCTTAGCTGCAGCGGCTTTATCCTTCTCAGCTTTATCCTTAGCCTCTTTATCAGCTTTATCTTTAGCAGCCTTAGCATCTGCAACTGCCTTTTCATCGGCAAAACCTTCATATGATAACAATCCAAACATCATCGGATTAAATTGATATAGAACAAATAGAACTACTACAACAACGAGTACGCATAATACGACGTTCTTCATTTCAGTACCTGTCATTACTTTCTATAAAAGAATGAGGGCATTATTTTCTATTTAATTATCTTCTTCATCTTCTTCATCTTCGTCTTCTTCAGATTCGTTTTCCGTATCCTCTAATTCAAAATCACTTGAACACTCTTCGCCGTATTTATCAGAAAAAGTGCGAAGTTGATTCTGAGCTTTATAGTAAGCAACTTTTGCTTTAAGAATTGCCTCTTTTACTTTCTGTTTTTCATATAATCGGCTAGGATCCTCCAATTTAAAAGACTCCGTAGAGTCTATAGGAAGTTCATCCATATTTAACTCTGCAACACCATCTATAACTTTATTTAAAACCGGAAGCGAATCTGATAAACCGGGAATATCGATTGCAATAGGTTGACAGGTATAATTCCAATGAATAATAAATGTTCCACCAAGAATTTGAATGTGTTTTGGCAGTAAGATTACATTAGTAGGTGTACTAACTTCAATAACATCTTGTAATGTATGTTTTATAATTTTAAGAATATTTTGAACCGTATATTGTTTAGAGAAAAATTTGGTAGATTGTTTTAAAAAATCTTGGAGATATTGATTCCACCATTCTTTATTCTCATTTAAACAATTCTGTAGAGATTGTACTGAAATATCCTCAACAGAATCTACTACAAATCCTATGCCATCATCAGAATTAGAATACTCTATAGAAAATACATATGATGCATCTGTCTGTCCATTTGTTGTTTTCTTTGAATAAACAGGACTTTTGAATGTAGGCATTCTCTTCTGAACACAGCGCTTAGAAGAGAATGGTTAATTTCACCGCATTATAAAATGCAATCACCCGTAATGCATTCTAAGAACCGTATAAGGGATCCATTAAAAGATAAAGATAGATTTGTTACAATTCTTAAAGGATGGATTGATCAATTTGCATTATCTATGACAAATTCAGATACAAAAAATTATATCCAACAACTATTGATTGAACCATTCTTAGAGTATATATTTCAACGAGCATTTCCATATGCAATCGTTGCAATATGTATTGTATTAAGTATTTTCATTATTGTTATTATAATTTTTATATTATTATTATTGAATCGTAATAAATGTTTTGTATGTAATAATTTAGTATAAATATAATCACGTTAAATGATCTTTTGTTTAATCTTGATAGTATAATAATAATGGCTGATCCCGGTATTGGAACATTTGTACGATATTGGCTACATTATAATAATCTGGCATCTTCTTTTTATAAACAATACTCTGCGGCCAAGAAAATTCAAGAGGATTATGTGCAACAAATTATTGATTCACTTGTAAAATCACGAATGGAAAAAGCAATCATTCAAATTAATGGTGGACAGATTTCAGTCATTGATAAGAAAACTCCCCATCAATTATCACTTAGTAAAGTTCAAGATTATCTACATGCTTATTTTAAACAACGTGGCGGCAGAGATGAAACAAAAGATATTATGCTTTTTATAAATGCAAATCGTGGATACACAGTACAGAAAACACTAAAAAAATCTGGTATTCCTACTCCAACTGGTGGAACTGTTCCTCAGTTGTTACCGCCAAATCTCTAAGCCCATACCGTTGAATTAAATGGTGAAATTGGAATTTCATGTATTTCAGTTTTATAATTACGTACTTTTTTATTATAATCTAGTGCATCATTTGTAAGCGTATGTGGTTTCATCTGTCCGCGATCAGATGCATCCGATTTGCTAGGTTTATTGCCATAGCAGTTCACACCAAATTGTAAATCAGGATTATCAAAATATCCACCATTTACACCTGGTATACCACATGCACCTTTTTGGTCTTTAGGTCCTGTCTGTAATTTATTATACGTTGATTCCTGTGTAGGAAATACTGCTGCTTGACCTTTTACCCACCCATAATTGCACCAATCTGCACCTTTATTCCATGCATCCTTTACTTGATCATATGTTGCTAATTCTGCACCATATGCTTTACATAATGCATCTGCATCACTATACTTGTATTTATTATCAGCGACATTAAATACCTCTTTTGATGGCATTATATTTTGTATAGCTCCATGATCAATATTAGGTTTTTGAGTTGGTTCGGATGCTGGTGCAACAGGCTTTGACTCGAATGCATTTTTAATTGTAGTCCATGCTACATCTAATCCGTATGCTACTTGATCACGAAATATTGTTATAATAATAAAAGCAACTGTAAGAATACCTAATCCAATAATAACAGGAATAGATATCATACTTGAATTATTTTCCATTGCTTCACCAATAGAGTCTTTGACTGGACTATATAAATCTCCAAATGAAGAATTTAATGTCTTATTAAGAGATGCAGTAGTAGGCAATGACGGTAGTACATTTAATATATTATTTTGCTTTGTGGAGTTCTTTATAGAGTTAGGTGGATTAAAAAAACTAGATACTTCAGATGGCATATTACGTTTATTGTTATTTGCAGGTAATGACATATTTTTTCCATTCAGGTTTTTTCCATTAAATGGATTCATTCTATTTATTAACAGTAATAATATGATAATGACAGATAATATTATCATCATATTATGTATTTTTTGTTATAAGTATTTACTATACTATTTAAATCCCATCTTCTACCGTACGATTTCCTCCACGCATATTAATATAATTACGTTGCTGAGGAGTAGTGCAAACACATCCAGTATCAGAAGAATAAGATGCTGAACAGCATTCGGGCTTTACAGCATTATTTTTAAACATAAATAAGCTATCAGGGCCTAGTTTAAATTCAGGTCCTAATAATGCCTCATTCGGACGGGTTTCACGCCATTTACTTTCACCGCTAGCAGGTTTTATCTCAATGCCATCAAATGCACCAATAGGTACTAGTTTGCTTGAACCGATTCCAGATGGCCCAGCATTCTGTAAGAAATAATTTGCAAATCCTTCATTTCCAAGGGAGTCGTTTGAATATACCATCATTAGGTTAGCAACTAATAGTAAGACTAATCCTGTAATTAGAAATCCTGTTTTCATTCTATTAATTAGTTTTTTTATTATGATACCTACTCTTTTATCCGGAGTCTTGCATCTATATAGGAATATGTCTTGTGTATGAATTTATATCCTATTTCTGTAAAATCACGTATACATTTTTCTTTTTTTGCAACAGAATCCCAAATAATAATTTGACCATTCTCAGTAATAAGTGTCATACCTTCTGTTATATTTATACCTGGATAGATAGTTGCTTTCCCTTTTATCCAAATATTATCAACTAATTCATATAATTCAGATATCCATCCTTGCTCTAACCGTTCCTTATCTACTTCCACTTCTCCCCATATTATACCCAATACTTTTTGCTGCAATCCTACACGATCTATAATATAATCACCTATACTAATATCTTTAATTGGTACAAATCCATGTTTACATTTAATACCTACCTCTTTACTAACCAATGCCATATTGACATAGTTTTTTAAATTATCTTTCCATAATTTATAGGATTTTCCTTCATTTAATATGGATGAAATGTTATAATTCCAAATTATCTGACCATTCTCATCATCATTTGCAATCTCCTCCCAGTCTCTAAACTGCAGATCATTCATTTCAATAATATTAGTTGTTGTATTAAAACAATACAATATTTTTGATTGCATACATGTTTTAACAGCACGGTCATCTTCTGAAACTAATTTCCATATTCCATCTAGTCCCTTAATCAAATGTGTTCCAGATACATATACAGAACCAATACGATATAGCTCGACATTTGTTCCATCCATATGAATTACAGCAGTAATATGACCTCCTGGAATTTCATCACCTACTTTGATAGATTGTATAGGTGTTCTAATGGGCTGACTATCTTTAATAATTGTCATTTCTGACCATTCTGCAAAACAGAATCCACCTTTCTTAGATTGAGCTTCATCTGCTACACCAGGATCTATAATACCTGACAGTGATAAGACTGTTTTAATAATAATTGAAAGTGTATATAAAATAATAGGAATTACAGGAAATAAGATAAAAAACAAAATAATCATTAATAAAATCATAATACCGCATACAATTAGAATAACCTTAACAACAAATTGAATTGCATTTAATATACCATTAAATAGAGTAATACCTGAATATACCATAGTCATCATTATACCGCTAATACGTTTCATTGCCATTCGTAAAAACTGTACAATCTTACTAATTTCAAATACAGTTGCATTAAAACGTCTATAATATTGCTCTAAATAGACTGAAAATGTTTTAAATAAATTACTGGCAATTGTACGTATTGTATTCATCATATCAACAGAAGAGGATGCAACATTGAACTGTTTTCCAATAATAGCATTAATAGGAGCCATTACTATTGCCATAAAATTATCCACATAACTCTTCATACAGAATTCAAAATTAGCGACTGCAAACTCTGAATTTGTTCTAGACTCAGACTCTGGCTTAAAAAAGAATGATGCAAACATTATTGGAATTTCACATCGACGTGTACTCCAATTATTTATAATATTAGCTCGATCAACATTTGCTATTAAAAATCCATATCCTGTTAATAATAGTAATGTAATAAAAAGGAAGATTGTTTTTGCTTCCATCTTTTACAAATACAGAGATTATTGTATAATAATTCCATCCTTTATATGTTTAGAATAATATATTTCTGTATCCGGAGAACAAAGCTCCATATAATCTCTTACATGTAGTCTATTTTCTAACTCTATTTGTGAATTGGGTGTGACAATAAGTGAAACAAATTCCATTTTAACTTTTTTAATTGGAAAATTAGTACCAATACGTGCCCATTTTTTGCCATTCCAATACAATGTAGATGGAGTAATTTTCATACCAAATACTATACATATTTCATTAACTTCTTTACGAATAAACCCTACAACTTCAGAACCCGTTGTTAGCTTCTCACCAATAGCAACATCTTTAATTGCTTTAAGACCAGATTTAGTCCATATTTTTTCATTCTCGTCAATTGCAAAACCATATTCTGTTATATTATTCTGTTTTACAGGCAAAGATGTTGCATTAATACGATTCTCAACAAATTGCATTGTCTCTTTATCAGCCTTACCTGTTTCATCATAATCTAGAAAATCCATAATTCCAACTGGAATTATATGATTTGATGTATTTAAACAGTACAGATAATCATTTAATGCCCAATGACCTATATGATTTGCATAAGGATGGTCACCTGCTTTAATTATTTTTCCTTGGAAATATAGATAATGATTCGTACTTACAACAATTGAACCAATTTTCACCATAGGTTGTCCCTTTGCATGAAATGAAAATGTAGATGTGACTCGGCAATCACCTGGAAGTAATATATCACCAATTTTAATATCTTTAATAGGAACTTGTTTTATACTATTATTCACGTTGTCTGCAATTGTAATTAATGTATTGCCAGGAAAACAGAATGTATCTAAAAATGAAAACAAAAATGTATTTGTAAAGGATGATATTCCTGTTATTCCTGACATACCCATATACATTACTGAAAATAAGATTGCATATATACGACCAAACATCATTTTTAAATGAATCGTATTCATACGTAATTTAAAAAAAAACAGACTTATACGATCTGTAAATTCTTGAAATACAACATTGATTCCTCCACCTAGAGTTGCAATAACATTACGCATTGAGCTAATGGAACTAAAAATGGAAGTTAATAATCCAGTAAATCGTGAAGTAATTGAACCAAATGAATCCATATAAGATGCAGAATGCATATTGAATATTTTACCCATACAGAATTGAAAATTCTGACTTGTATTATACCCAAATTGACTTGCAAATGGCATTATCATAGGATTACATCTTTGATCTGCCCAATTATCCTTAATATGTTGTAGTTCATTTGCAAATGATAATCCATTATAAATTATCCCAAACAAAATTATTAATAATATCATAAATGCTAATGCATTTCCAAATGACCATAACTCATTTGGCATCTTCCTACTGACCCGAAATATTGACTTTATATGAAATTATTTACATCTGTTCGTGAACCCATTCACAATCTTTTCTAAAAATTTTACTTGCATCGGGAGCAATTCGTACTGATAATTTAGCTACTGCATCTAATTTATGATATACTGATGTAATTCCATACACTTCTATTGCTTTGGTTAAAGCCTTATGACGTAAACGATCTGATAAACGATATTGATACCCGTATTTAATAAGGTCTCCTTTCCGGAGTTTACCGATTTTAGAAGTACCGATACGTACTGATTTTCTAACACATTTTGAGGGAACTCTTACTGAACTTACTTTAGGATGAAATGTATATAATTTACCTTTACGTCTTACAGTATATCCTGATCTCGCGACATTATTTGTAAATTTACGAGTATAACTTTTACGCATTACATATCCATTAGGACACGACATCTATTGCTATTTTGGAAAATAACCTAATTGGAAAAATGGATAAACATTAAATATATTCTTAATATGATCGATATAAGTCATTTTATTAATATTTGAATTATATTTTAAGAATGTATTCGTATAATTAAGTGTATCTTTTACAAGATTTTTAATATCAGATGAATAGTATTTTAATTCTTCTTCTAATATTAATCCTGTAGGGTTAGTAATTATCTTAATAATTGATTTCCCTAACATGTATAATTTATTTATGTATTTTTCCAATAGTTTAGGATCTTGAGCAAGATCTGATTCTGGATCTTCAGGACCAAATACAATGATTAAATATAATTTTTTTTTTTGGGTTGTCATATAATTATCAAACTCATCTGATGGTGATTCTTGCATTAATGCAGTAGGATCTTCATTTACATAATCCTCTTCATACTCTATTATATCTGGATTTTCATACATTTTTGTTGAATTTAGTTTGATTAAATCTGCTTTTATTGTATCTGACATTTCTATATAGAACTATTATTTTGCAATTAATCCATACACAATACATAAATATCCTATTACTGCAAGACTATCCGCAATACTCATTGAACCCGATTGAAAATGTTGTATAATTTGAGCAGGTACTACTGGTTGTGGAGCGGGTGGATCAAATTTTGCACTCGCACATGAATCTGCACTGAGTGCAGCTAACTCTACATTTACATCATTCATTTGTTGTTTTGTTGTATTACTTCCTCCGGAACCAGAAGGGAGTGGTTTAACTGCAATTGCATTACATTCAGCTCGACTCATTTATCTTTATTGTGAGATAATATAAAAAGATATTATCTTTATTATATTATGTCGGCTAATTTACCATCCGCAATAAGTATTAAAGAAGCAGCAGAAAGACAAATAGAATATGACCCTACAGTAAGGGCAAATTATATTCGTACAATGGTTAAAGATATAACAGAAATGATTACAGATGGTGAAACTGAACAATTAATTCGTAGTAAGGTTCCTGATTTTGTTGAACAATATCCTGAATTATTTAAAAAAATGATTAAAAAAGAAGATATGACAATAATGTATGATATGTTAAAACTCCTTGATAAAATAGGCGAAGGTAAATTATCACAACATACCGCATCAGTTGCTATCGGACAAAGTCTTGTTAATCGCTTTGTGACTCCTCAATTAAAGGGAAAACAGTAGGTAATACAATTGGAATATTAAATCGTCCACACCATTCATAACTAGACTCTAAATTATATTTTAAATATTTTTGAATAAGATCATCATTATTTTGTTCAATAATATTAAATACTCTTTTCAAGTATGTAATCTGCAATAATGCAGACTCTCTGCGTATTTCTTCAATTATTTTCTTAAACTCTTCTGAATAATCAGATATAAGAAGTGATTGTAAATCATCTTTGTTCTCTAAAATATTACACCAACGATATACTATATCAATAGACTCTTCAGATAATCCTGTAAATACTTTACCAATAAAATAATGCTCAGGATTACATGGACGACTTGTTGCAGGTTTATATAAAGTCCATTCCATAAAATGGCATGATAAAAAGTAAAGAAGATCTGTTGTAGCTTTATTATAAAAATCAATAAATTTTAAAATAAAAACACCACCTTGTTTAAGAACTTCAAATCCAATTTTAGTAGATGCAACCAATAATGGAAATACTAATTGCTCCTGTTTCATATAATTAGATGAAAAATCAAATCCACCATCTGCTGTAAAAATATCATACTTATATGATATATGATTAATATAATACTGCTGATTTTCTACTTTTATAATATCACCTGTATTATCCTTACCATAAATTATTTTTATATTATTGTGCTTTTTTAAAAAAGATGTAGTACATTTCCATCCAGGAATATTGCTCTTTGTTGATTGTAATGTCATTGCAATAGTATCATTAATAAATACTTTATTCTGTATAGATGTATCATATAGTGCTTCAATAAATCCTCCAGGACCTTCACATACATGCGCAGTACGTATTGATTGCGGTTGCTGTTTATAAAAATGAATAAGATCCAGAATCTCAATCATTTTGAAATAAGAACGCGACAATGGTTTTATAGATGATATTGAATCAGGAAAGTTTCTATATTTTTTTTTAGTATATATAATCTCATATGGATTCACTATTTTTTTATAATATTCCCAATTATTAGATACAAATGATTGAGAATATGTATTAATTTTATTCCTATATTCATACAATTTTAGTTCATCTTTAGAATGCACATGCTCATGCACATTTGGCTCCATTTCAAATACAAATGGAATTTGCTCACTCTTTTTATAAAAAATAAAGTAATTCCATGATTTATTATGTTGGAATACTTCCATTATCTTAATTAATATATAATTCTTTATGTTATTGGTTTTATACTCATTCATTCATCCATCACTATAAGATCAACATCATTTTCATCCATTTTATTCATTGCATTTGGCAATACCATACTAGATTGAAAGTGATTCTGTGAACAGGGGTCAAATTCTTGACTTGCTTCATTTGTTAATTCATCTAAATCTAAGAATAATTCTTCATCAAGTTTATTCTCATCTATATTAACAGATTTGATTAACTCAATAAACATCTGCTCATCAATAAGAATTTGTGAGAATGCAGTTCCACCACGAATTGGCTGACCCATCATAATATTTGCAGATATACCCGTTACAGGATCAACATCACCAAATAATGCAGCCTTCAACAATATCTTTTCAGTTTCTTCAAATGATGCCTTAGCCAATGTACCAATATCATTTTTGTTAATACCATAACGGTCAATTGACATAAGATGACCTGAACGTGTCATAACATCACATAAGAGACAGAGATGGCGATAATTTACACCTACACTGTCAAATAGACCATTAATTTCATTAAAGAGAATGGAGCGTGTTGCTTCAATTCCTAACACTTCATAAATATCCCATACATTTGTAGAATACAATTTTGTTCCATCCACCATAGGATGATTCATTACTTTAATAAAGTTAGACCCATTTGTATCAAGAACGAACTGCTCTATTTGTTCATATTTACCATCTACAATCTCAACATGCTGTTTATCATTCCGAAATGTAACATCTTTAATCCCAGGTACACCGCGAATAACAATACTATTCAGTAATTTATTTTGAAATTTCTTGAGATTAGTCAGTTCATCCATACGTGAAGCAGAATCCTTTTCCGCTTTATCTCCATTTTTATTAGGTAAACTAATACGCATCATGAGTTTATCAGAATTATAATCACTGTAAATAATGTTAATATCCTCAAATTGTTTCTTAATAACAAGAACAACCTCTTGTATCGAAATATTACGATTGAACATTTCTTCACGATTCAATTCCAAACGAAGAATCCACTTTGATTTATTTGTTTCAGTATCATGACTATCTTCAAATAATGAATAGAATTTCATTAGTTGTTGGTCTTCAGTGATAGATGTTCTGCTTGATCCATCTTCACTAATACTATCCCAATAAATACCGACCTTATTTGTAATATTTGCTAGAAGCGTTAATTCAAGGTCTTGCACTACTTCACGTGCTCTATCCTTGCTATTACGATACTCAGGCTTCAAATAAATCATAAGTGAAGACGCCTTAGGATTCTGGGTTACTTTGAGAAGTTCCCTCAAACGTGGCACACCACGCGTTACTGCTGATTTACTAGCTACACCAGCTTGATGAAATGTATTTAGAGTATTATGCACTAATACATTACAATCTACCATAAAACTATCATTTCCAGGAACAGTGAAGTCATACACATATTCCTTAGGATCTTCATGATAGATGAGCTCTACAATTTCATCCCATACTACATCAGCATTCAATGCAGATTTGAGAATCATCATATTTTGCTCGACTTGAATGGGGATTTTTTCTACTTTTTCGGTGAGTTCAGCAATCTTAGCATCAAACTCCGCAACATATTTTTCCAAAGTCTGGCGACCAATAGCATCCTTCTTTGCCCATCGACCATATGTGCGACTTTGTCCAGGCATCTTAAGAAGACGTCCTGTTTCTGCAATTGTCTCTCCTAATTCAGGGATTTTGTCAATCATTTCTTGAACAGAGTGCGCATCTGGACGATTATTATACTGAATAATTTCGTCTAAAGCCATTGCTTTCTCAGGGAGATTGAATCCAATTTTGTCTTTGTATTCAAATGCAAATTTACGAGGAATTATAAGTGTATGTTGTACCTTATCTTTAATACGAATACTTGCTTCTTCTGACATGCTGCCAAAGAGTCCTACATACCCTAGTAGCATTGTGATTTGCTCAATAACCTTCTTAGAACGTGAACTGGCACGAATAAGTTGGCGCTCTACCGAGACATTTCCATCACCATCAAAGAATCCACTAATAACACCTGCAATAAAGTCTTTATTTGAATGGAAGACCGTTGCTCCAATTTGCTTATTATATGAACCAGTATTGAATGTAGCCATAAGGAAGTCTTTGAGATCTTTGGAATAAATATTATTATCTTTTGAAGGACCAAATTTACTTTGACGTTCAACAATTTCAAAACGAAGTTTGTATTTTGCTATAAATGAACGCAGAATAGTTTCAACCATTGGATTTACTTTTGAAATACTTATAATATTCCCTCTAAAGCATCCATTTGCTAAATACATACCACATACCCATCCAAATTCTTTATTCATATCAAATATTGTTTCTCCTTGTACAAAAGATATGATAGGAAGAGGTACTTCAGGAATTTGACGAGCAATAGGAATACGCATTCCTACTTGTAAATCTGAGCCAAGTACAGGCACAATGCCCTCTTTTGAGCGTTTCAAGAAAGAATGTGTAAGAGTTGCAGTTGTTTTGCGTCCTGTGCGTGTAACAACTTCTACCATTCCTCCATTAGCAGGATGACGGCTAATTTCACTGATACGTTTCCAGGAAGTCTTCTCATCCTGACTTACACCCACAATGAAGTAATTTTCTTCAAGTGGAAGAACTACACTGTATTTTCCAATAGTAATTACTTTTTCTTTATTCTTTTCTAGAACTGAATCACAAAATTCTCCCACAGTTCCAAAATATTTCAGATTTTTGTCATTTTGTAATACAATTAACGAGTCTTTTTGGGCGCACATTTGGGTAGCAGGTTCGCCAATAGACTGGGCAGCCACGATACCCACCTGGTCGCCAGGTTGAACCCAGGACTTCATGTGATTAATAACAATAAGCTCCATGAGCATCTCAAATGCAGCCTTTGTAAATCTTTCCTCCACAATGAGTTTGTGAGGAGCCAGATGAAATCTGAGAAGCGCCGCCCAAATCTTATGAAAGGAATGAGTACGCTTAATGATTTCATTAATTCCTGCGAAAATCATTCCAGGAGTAAGGTCGGTTTTCTCATCTTTCTTAAGTGCAAAACGAACCTTCATGTTTAGGATATAACGCGCAAGATTTACAGGTGCAAAGACACTACCTGAATCGAGTGATTTCTTCTGAAATACACCTTCTACCATCATGAACCGATCATTTTTAAGGAGTTCCACGTATTCTGCGATTGCTGCAGATTCATCTTGGCGAACTACTCCTTCTTTAAGGATAGTACTCCAATCTACACCTTCCATTCCATATTTTGTATAAATTTCTTGTTCAGATAACTTACCAATGGAGAGAGTCTGTGTCTCAATCTTGACAGGATTAATTCCATCTTCACCATAATGGTATTGAACAATATTGTTATTTGCATCACGCACTGTTCCATCATGTTGGACCGTGAGATCCTCCATGGATTTTATAAGCTGACGCTGAATGTAGCCTGTATCAGCTGTCTTTACTGCAGTATCAATAAGACCTTCGCGTCCTGACATAGCATGAAAGAAGAATTGCTGAGGAGTCAATCCACGAATGAAGGATGACTCAATGAATCCACGTGCTTCTGAGGAGTCATCATATTTCTTATAGTGAGGCAAAGTGCGATCCGTGAATCCATAGGGAACACGCTTGCCTTCAATAGCTGTCTGACCGAGACATGCCATCATTTGAGCAACGTTAAGCGGCTCACCCTTAGAGCCAGAACGAACCATCGCAAGAAGACGATTCTCACTGGAAAGAGACTTTTGTCCAAGAGAACCAGCATCTGAAGTTGCCTGATTAAGAATGCCGAAAATCTGATCCTCAAATTCTTGTTGATTCGTTTTACCCGTATTATTATCGAAGAGATCCAAGTGAACTTGCAAGATGAACTGTTCTACTTGCTTTTTGCGTTCTTGAATTTGAATATCAATCTGTTTCTTAGTATCTTCATCTGCAATTAAATCGCTAATACCCACACTGAACCCATTAAGCACTAAGAAGTTCTCCACTGTATTCTGAAGAGAATCCAGGAGATCAACTGTATCCTTGGAACCATAGTCATTGTATGTTACATGTACAATACCTTTGGAGGGCTTCATATAAATATCACCATCAACTGTTCCCTGTTCAATAACACCTTCTTTAATTTTTACATAATTATCTGGATTGGGATTTTCACTATCATATGATTTATTTCCTAATTCCATATTAATAGGTGGAAGTAGTGCACCCAATACTTGCTGTCCTGACCAACGAACTTGATCACCTAACATTGCGCGTCCATTCGGCATGATGCCGTCAAAACGTTTATTCCACATCATAAGATTCATGAACTCACGCTGGGTAAATTGAATGCCAGGCTTTGTTAGCAAGTAGGAACCTACAAGCGTGTCTTGATAAATACCAATCATGGGCTTCGCATGACGTGGCGTGATAATATGGTGCGGCACGGCCGCGATTTCTTCGAGTTCTACCATAGCTTCATAGCTTTGTGGTATATGTGCGTTCATTTCATCTCCATCAAACGTTACTACCCTTGCTTTCGCGAAGGGACTAGAATACACCTTAAGCAGTAATTTTCAATTACTACCGACCCACATCTACTCGTTGCACAGCATCCGTATTTCTTATCGTTCTTGATAAGAAACCCTTAGGACTTGGCTCAGGATTGCCCATTGTTTACTAGATAGTTATTGAAACTATCTAATTCACATCTTATTGCGTTGTTACTTTCTCCATTGCGGTCTTTCTCCGCGGCCCCATCCTCTTTTCAAAGAATGGTTAGTAGCAATAAGCTTTAGGGGGTCCCCTGAATTTGAGGGTCTCGCATTACAGGTAGTTTACTACCCAAATACTAGACGATTATATACACAGATTAAGATGGAGAGTCTTAACCCATGAATGCATTTACACTGTTTTCCTAAATAGGTTATGCATCAACCTACTTAGCAGTCGCCTGTTGCTGACATTGAAAGGAATCATAAATTAATTTTTCAGATATATGCAGTTCAGCTACAAACTGTTTGGCAATTTCATATGCCTCTTCTTTTGATATGGTCTTACCACCAAAACAAATACGTTTATGCTCTTTATTAAATATCATTTCACTTGTACCAATATACACTGCTACTAAGCTAGATGCACTTGTGATACGAACTGAAGTAATCTCTTTATCCTTGAACTCTTCAAGTTTAGAAGCATACTTCTCAGAAAGAACAGTAGATGAAATAGATGAAATTGTATAAGGGCATCCTATTTTTGCTAGAAATGCAGTTACTTCATTCATTGTATCCTCAAATGTATTCTCTCCTTTTTGTCCAAATGAAATACGCTCTTGAGTGTCATCATGTAAGTTAAGATATACATATGCCATACGAAATTCACCATTATTGCGAATGGGTGAAACTATAGCAGATAATACCTTATCTTTATAGAATACATGTAAATTAGATGTATCTCTATGACGATTTCTTGAATGACTTGCAACATTATATCCCTCTGGATATATGGTATTGCGTTCTGCAATATAATGTGCTTCTCGTTCATCAAGATTCTCTAACATGGTTTCTTCAAGGACTTCAATTGTGAATTGTTCTTTTCCATATTGTTTAATTGCTTTACATAATGAAGTATTGCGTGTTTTTGAAGTTGCAACATGATCACTCCATCTGCCCGAGGCACCATAATTATATGGTTTTTCATTTTTATATTTATACTTAGTGGCTTGACCAATATATTTTTGATTTGTAGCTGTGCATGTAATCTGATAAATTACACCTGACATTAGATCTATGTATCTATAATGTCAATTCTTTATATTCCTTCGGTTCATCAGCGTTATATGGTCTCGTGACGAGTACATTCATCCGAAATGTTTTGTAGGGGAGCACCTTGACGCGGTGACCCATCATTGACATCTTATGAAGTGTCGGTTGACGATTGAAGAGTAGGATGTCATTGTCAATCAAATGACGATTCACTAAATCTCCTTCGTATAGAACAATCTCTTCCGTTTTGACATGTTTTAGAGAGATCATTCGCCCATCTTTGCGTACAATGGTTTTGGCACCAGGCCAGACATCGGCACCATTGCGAATAATTTTATAGAGTTTATCAATATTGTAAGGCGTCACTCGCTCAGGGCTCGTCAGATTCATTGCAATCTCGAGTGGAACACCAATTTCAGCCACACTAATATTGGGATCAGGCGTGATGACAGAGCGTGCAGAAAATTCCACACGCTTACCTTGAATATTGTAGCGAATACGCCCTTCTTTACCACCTAGACGCTGTTGAATGGACTTAAGGGGGCGTCCACTACGTTGAGCAGAAGGGGCTACACCAGGGATGTTATTGTCCACAAGAGTAGCTACGTGATACTGGACGACATTCGTCATATCATCAATTACTTTTTTCATGGCATTTTTCTCAATCTTATCTTTTAAGGTCAAATCATTCTTAATAATATCAAAGAGCTTATGCGTCAAATCATCTTCAGAACGCTGATTGTTGTCCTGGATAACTGAGGGACGAACCTGAGGGGGCGGGATACGCAAGACAGTGCAGATCATCCAGTCAGGACGGCACCAGAAGCGACTCAAGCCCATAAAGTCTACGTCTTCATCAATGATACGACGAAAGAGGCGGTGAACATATTCCACTTCAAGTTCTTGCTTGCTTACTTCAGGAGTCTCAGCTACCATGGGAAAGTTAGCCACAATGGTGGCAATTCCTTCACGAGTAAATTTATCAGGTTGAATGGCACCACAGCCATCTTCACATTCTTGACCACATCGCTTGATGTTAGAGGAGAGAGACAAAACCTCCTTCCAACGTGCTTCACCTTTACGACTGAGAAGGTCTTTATGCAACTCTTTGTCAATACGCAATTTAGAGCAACGGATGCAAATACATTTCAAAACATTCATAACCATATTGTGAAATTGAATATAATATACTGGGCGAGTTAAACGGTAATGTCCAAAATGACCCGGACAACCATGATTCGTTTGACCACAAGTACGGCAGATTTTTCCATTTTCTAGTACACCCATGCGAGGATCAAAGATACCGCCAATTTTAGGCTCATTTCCTTCATAAGGAGTCTGAGTGGTAATCTCTACCACGGAACTTCGTTCAATTTCCTCAGGGGATAGAATACTGAACTGAACCCCCACAATGGATTCAATTTCAGAGGAAGCCTCGTTGAAACCTGCTGGCATTTCTGTAAGGTAATAAGAAACAATTGTCTAAGTTCTAAACTATATTATTTTTACTGTCAATTTTATTTTTACAATGAAATAAAATTGATATATTTTATGAAGATCTAATTAAACAGATCTGTAATGGATTATTTAACAAGACTACTTGATATTCATAATGGAAGCCTTATTCTTCCATTTATGAATTATCCTGACATTCTGTCATTAATGAAATGTTCACGACGAATTCATTATATCTATGTTTTATATAAACAACCACATTCCTTTTATGGCATTCCTCTTCCTAAAGAAAAAGGAATATGGTTTGATATATTTTATCAACGCTATGAGTCTTTAGAACACGCCCTTCAATCTGATCTTGATATACATATACGATATCATCATATTGATATTAATACCAGACTTTATTTAAAAGATGGACCATATACAAAAAACACATTGCTTTATAATGGAATGAATCTTATGGAAATTGCATATATGCTACGGGATTCTACTGCAATTGAATTATTACATCGATATAAACGCACAACTATTCATGTCATTCATAATTATAGCAGTAGATATGGAAATCAAGCACATGCTCTTCTATTAGTATATTCAGATCATGATGTGAAAGATAAAATACAGGCATTGAATCCATATAGAGTTTAATGTTATTCAATGTGAATAACAATTTGTTCACAGCGAGTGTTATTCAATGTGAATAACAATTTGTTCACAGCGAGTGTTATTCAATGTGAATAACAACTCGTTCCTTCCAGTTTCTCGCATTTGGAATTACTGCATACTCTACTTTAACTTTTCTGTAAAGTGTTGCATCTATCTCTGTTGTTTCATCTTTTGACATAATCATATCATCTTGTATTTTATAATAAACAGATACAATTCGTTTCCATTCATAAATATATACTTTTATTTTTAACCGATTTTCTTTTTTTACTGTATCCATAATAATTCCTGTTCCTGTATTTCTAGATGTAATTGCCTTTAAGAAATCTACATCTCGTGCAAAATGTTTAACGGCCTTTTCTCTCTGTTTCATATCATACATTGCAAGTGGTACAATATATTTTTCAGATGATCCCTGAATTATCAACTTTAAAATCCGTTGATTAACTAAATCTGCATATCTACGAATAGGACTTGATGTATGCGCATATGTATCTGAATGAAGTCCATAATGCGTAGTATCTGTCTCTTCTGCTAAACAATATTCTGCAGCGCTAAATGCAAAATGTTCAAACTCTGGTAAGTATTTTTTATATCGCTCCAGACGTTCTTGATTAGGCACAGAATGTCTACGCAGAATACCCATTTGATTACTTTTCAGAATCTTACCCGCCTCCTTATTATAAAAAATCATCATCTGCTCTACCCATTTATGTGAATCATCTAATGGAGTTTTCGCCAAATGTGATGCGATTTCTTGAAGAGGATAAATTGGATTTTGTTGAAACTCTTCATATGTAAATGTTCTGTTATTTTCCAATGTTGATTCAAACCATTTTACATTTAGAATTTTCTGACTATTACTTAACCATAAGAATTGCATGGAGAGTCCATATGATAACTTATTTGGCAGAAGAGAGCATTCATTTTGATATGCTTCAGGAAGCATAGGTTTAATAATTGTTCCATTCTGATCATACAATGTTTGACCAATAAGCGATGCCATAATATCAATCGCAGAACCATCTTCTATATATGCAGCTACATCACTAATAGTAATAGTAACTAACCATCCATCTATATCCAGTTTCTTAAAAGTAAATACATCATCTATATCTCGACATCCTTCTGGATCAATATTAAAAGAATATCCATTAATTAATTCTCTTGGTGTATCTTTCCGTATAAGTTCATATGGATATTCGGGATAATAATATGGACATGCCTGCCAGATAAGTGCCTTATATTCTGCATTAAATTCTCCTGAGATTCCAAGATTTCTCTCCAGAAGTCCACGAGGAAATGTTGCGCTTCTACTCGCTTCGCTTACCCATTCACTAAATTTAATAACAACTATCCGATTCTTACCTGTATCCTTTTCAGAACATCCCACGATAAAATGTGGATAAGATGGATTATATGGTGTAAATAAATACATTGGATATCCACGTTTTGTAAGGCCATAAATAGATTTATTTGTTAATTCTAATGTTCCTACAATTAGTGGATGCTCATATCGAAGTTCCAAATAACATTTATCTGTAAATGATATATGATCACCTGGTAGACATTTATTGGCAATCTTAGAACCTGTAAATGTATGAATAACATGACCGATATCATTCAAAATAATAAAGTCATGATAATTCTTTGTTTGTAAAATACCATGAACAGCTGGCGGTGAATCTACTTGAGACGTTTGAAATATCTCCTCAAGTTGAATCATGTTTAACTTCTAAGATGTTCTTATGTTTAATAGTCTAAAATGTTTTATATTCTGTATATAGAATGAGCTGTTATAATAGATGCAAAGTAAATCGTTATCCCAAAGATTTCCGAAATATAAAAGATACACCTTCTTCTTTCAAAACAGAGGCCGCTTTAGAGCAAGAGAAGAAGTTTCAAGAGCTCTTACAGCAACGTAATCAAGTATCAAAACCTATACAGATGATGGAATCTGCTTCTGTACCAATAGTCGAATCAGTGCCATCTCATATGACTCCTTGGAAAACACCATCTATTAATTAAATACTTTATAAGATTCCCAAACAGAATTTGTCAAATGTGATTTAACTGTAACCTTTTGTTCTGCAATAATATTCGTTACAAGTAAAAATGTACTCTCTCCTGAAAAGGATGGAATATATACTTTATAAGGTATAACTTTCAACAATGGAAATTCTTGTTTAACAATATCAGCAAGTAATTCATATGATTGTTTTTTAACTAATACATTCCTAATTCCTGAATACATTACAACTGATGCATGAGGATTCATCCATTTTTTAAGATTCTGTAGAAGAACTTTCCATTGAGGTAGATTTGCATCCTCAGGATCAAATAAATCAATTACAATTACATCATATAAGTTATCAGGAGATACCTTAATAACTTCAAAAATATCATCATAATATACAGTTAAACGCCTGTCATCCCATGCATTCTTTGCCCACTGAGGGTATTTATCTTTAAATACTTCTACAACATCCTTATCCCATTCAAACATATCCACTTTTTCTACAGGCCATTTCAATACCTCTCGAGCAGTTGCACCTTCTCCACCACCAATAATCATAACGCGCTTACAATTATGTAGATAAGTTGCAGATGCCATTACAGGATGCACAAGAGATTCGTGATAAATCTTTTCATCTACTTCACAACTTTGAACTGCATTATCCATATAACAGGTAATGCCCCAGTTTTCACGGTCTACCATTTCTAAAACAGTTCCACGTGAAGTCGTAACACTGTCTAGCATTTTAGTATGCGTCCAACAATGCTTGACACCAAATTCAGGCCAAGTATCCTCAGTATATTCTTTCCATTCATTTGCATTGTTCTCCATTTGTACTTTCTTTTAGTATAAAAGTATACTTAAGTTCATTTACCAGATGAACCAAATCCACCCTGACCGCGTATAGTATTTGGTAGAGCATCTACTACGCGTACATGACGAATCCAGCCCATATCAGGTGCAACAATTTGAAATAAACGATCACCATATTGAACTTTCGTTTCACCCGTCATAGACCAAACAGGTGCTTTGAGTTCTCCACGATAACTTTTATCAATTACACCTACTGAATTTGCCATCATAAGTCCCGTTTTATAAATAGATGAACGCGGAATAAGCCAGAAATGACTATCCATCTTTAAATATTCATCTGATTGCCCATTCGGCATTGCTTCTACTTTAACAAGACGTACTGCAATTTCAAATGGAACAAATGTAGTTGTTGTACCAATAAAGGTATCTGCTGAACAATGTAGATCAAATCCTGCATTATCATCTGAGCGATTATACAATGCTAAAGGATAAAATTGCTTTTCGCTACCAAGATTTAGAATCTCCAATTCATACCATGTATTCATACTCATTATAAATTAAATATTATATTTCTTTAAATTAGAGACGTAAATACAGACTATCTGCTTTTGTTAATGTCAATCGCTCTTTTAGAGCAGTTATTTTCTCTATTTCATAAACATGTTCACTATAAATCGCCATACTTAACCATTCATCCAGAATATTTCCAATTTTTAAGAGAGAACGCATAAGATTTCCTTCAAACATTTCATACTCCTGACAAATAACAGATAAATGTTCACCATTTATCCAACGTGACACAGGCTCAACCATTTCTGTTGAAATTCTCCAATATGTATCATCCCTATCCAGCTTATAAAAAGTATCTGCCATCTTTTCTATTTTTAATAGCGCATCATACGCTTCTTGTGAAATATTCAATTCGCTAATGGGAATCGTTTCTTTATTTTCATGAAAACATGCAAGTACAGTAATTAAATCATTCTCTGATAATGCACGAAGCAGACATGTATGATACAGAGTAGACATCAATATGGGATGCCCTTCATTTATTTCTGTTGCTAAAACACCTTTTATGGTTAAATGTTCTTTCGTTAAAATATATGGATCATCACTTGTAAGAAATTCTGTCTGATATAAAAAATCAACATGATGTCTAACAATTGATTCATAGTCTTTTAATACTGTAATTTGCTGCTGAAAATATGTAGAGCGTTTTTCTAACTGTTGATAATTCAGATAATCATTCCATGCCTTATTCCATTTAGGACCCACTTGTTTATTTTTAAGTGATGTCAATTCTCGCTGTATTTCTTTTTTGTTTGCATGAGTTTTCATTCGCTGCTCTAATGAGAATCGTTTTGCACATTCTTCGTGATATTCTCCTTTCTGCATTGTATTATGACAGTCCTGTAGCTCATCTGTCTTCTCTTTAATTTCGTGTAGACGTTGTTGAAACCAATAACTCTGTTTCATAATCTCCAACCATTTCATCGGTTCTGTAGATGCCTGAATCGTCTTTAAAATAAAATCATAATGAAATGTCATCTTACTTGTAATAGGTGGTCGGCTACCTTTCATCATATTAAACATTTCATGGGATTCCAATGGCTCGCGATCAGGAAGATATATGACTATACCCTTATCATCTTTTCCACGACGCCCTGCACGCCCTGCCATTTGAATATATTCATCATTTCTCAGAATCCGCATATCATCTAGTGTTTCATCATACTTTTTAAATCCTGCAAATAACACAGTCTTCGTTGGCATATTTAGACCCACCGCAAATGTCTCTGTACAGAACAGAAGTTTAATGAATCCTTTGGAGAATAAGATTTCAACTATTTCCTTAAGTAGGGGCAAAAGACCACTATGATGATAAGCAATTCCTCTACATAGGAGATTATATATTTTATGATATTGTGGATTTGATTCAAGGGTAGGTAAATAACGATGTAAATGAAAAGTAATAATATGTTTTACTGCAGCAGTTTCATGTGATGTCAAGAGGTCTTTCTCTACTTTTCCCGCATAGGATTCACAGAGTTTGCGACTAAGTACGAAACAGATTGCAGGAAGTAGCTCTTTCCTTTCCAGCATCAAAATGGTTTGATTTAACTGATATACGAAACTATCCACATGAATTTTTTTATCATTCTTTTTATCTTTTTTTCCATCCTTGATTTCCAACTTCTGTTTATATTCTGCATCCTTCTTATCCTTTCTGACTCTTAACCAATCTATATATACTTTTGAATGATAAACTTCTTTGGAATCCATCAAGGTTGCTAATTCATATTCTTCTGTTTTCTCATCTACTTTAACTAAATGATGTGAAAGAGGTACAATTCTGTAATGAGTCTCAATTAAATGCACAGGCTTCTGTTTAAGATTACCCAACCATTCCCCTACATACTCTGGGTGGTCCAGTGTAGCAGATAACATAACCATATTAATTTCTTTTGGTAGTAAAATCATAGTTTCCTCCCAAATCATCCCACGATCTTTATCATTCATGTAATGACATTCATCAAAAATAACGGCATCCACTCCATCCAATGAAATTGCGGCAGTAATTCCCAGATTTTCTGTAGTGCTCCCTTTCTTATATAATAAGTTTCTCAGAATCTCTGTGGTCATTATAACAATCTGTGCATCTGGACAGAATTTGATATCTCCTGTCATAATTCCAACAGTAGCATCTGGATATTGATGCTTCAAATCATAGAATTTTTGATTTGACAGAGATTTGATTGGCGTGGTATAAAATATACGTTTTCCCTTCTTTAACGAGTGATATATTTGATATTCTCCTACGAGTGTTTTCCCGGAGCCAGTTGGAAGACAGGCAAGAACATATTCATTATCAGCAATAGCACGTAATGCATGTTTTTGAAATGAATCAAGTGGAAAAGAATATGGATGCTCTGGAACATCTACTGGTTTAGTAATATCAACTTTAATAAGATAACTCATCTTCAATAAAATATAGTTTATAGATTTTAAGTAGTTTTATTAATATTATTTAAATAAAAACTATATATAAAAGGTATGGCTAAATGTCATTGTGGAAAATATGCATCTTTTAATTTTAATAGTGAAAAACAACCACTATTATGTGGTATACATAAAGAACTTAATATGATTGATGTTAAAAGTAAAAAATGTATATCAATTGGCTGTCAAAAGCAGCCAATTTATAATATTATAGGTGAAAAAACTGGTAAATTTTGTATTAAGCATAGAGAACCACATATGATTGATATTAAAAATAAAAAATGCGAATTTGATAATTGTAAAAAACAACCAAGTTATAATTTTAAGGGTGAAAAGAAGGGAAGATTTTGTGTTGAACATAAATTAGATAATATGGTCGATGTTAAACATATATTATGTAAATTTGATAATTGTAATACAAGACCATCATATAATACACCAGGAATTCGTACCGCTAGATTTTGTTATGAACATAAATTAGACAATATGATTAATGTTAAGGATAAAAAATGTGAATTTAATAATTGTAATATAGTTCCAACTTATAATACACCAGGATTTCGTACAGCTAGATTTTGTTGTAAACATAAAATGCTAAATATGATTGATATTAGACATAAAACATGCGAAATAGATGGGTGTAATACTAGACCAACATTTAATATTAATGGAAAAACTAATGCACGTTTTTGTGTTAAACATAAAGAAATTAACATGATTAATGTAATTGATAAAAAATGTGAAAATTATAATTGTAATAAACAGCCAGATTTTAATATTCGTGGGAAAACTAATGCACGTTTTTGTTATGAACATAAAGAAATTAACATGATAAATGTTATTTCAAAAAAGTGCGAATTTGATAATTGTGAAAAGACACCATTCTATAATATAGTTGGAGAAACTAAAGGACGTTTTTGTGGAAATCATAAAGAATATAATATGATAAATGCTTTAAATAAAATATGTGAATCAAATAATTGTAATATAAGAGCATCTTATGGATTTTTAGGAAACAAAATAGCATATTGTACACTTCATAAACAAAAAGGGATGATATTTTTATCTACAAAAAAATGTCAAACACCAAAATGTAAACATCTTGGATGTTATGAATTAAATGGTACACGTTACTGTGAAACTCATAAACCAAATGAAGCAGATAATTTAGGAATAGCTAAATGTACTATATGCAATCTTGATGATATTCTAGTAAATGGTAAATGTTCTACTTGCGATCCATTTATTATAAAAAGTAGACAACATGCTAAAGAGAATCATGTAAAAGATATTCTAAATGTAGCAGGATTTACTTTTATTCATGATAAAATATTAGAAAGTGCAACTTGTGGTAAAGAAAGACCAGATTTTCAAATTGATTGTGGAACTCATTTTCTGTATATAGAAGTAGATGAAAATCAACATCAATCATATGTGCATGATTGTGAGCAAATACGAATGATTAATTTAGTAGAAGTTAGAGGAATACCAGTAAGATTTATTCGTTATAATCCAGATTATTATAAACCATGTCCAAAACAAAAATATATACAAATAGAAGAACGAGAAAAAAAACTTATAGAATATATTAAATATGCAATAATAAATCCACCAAATAACTGCATTGCAGATGTAATATATTTATTTTACGATGAATATGATATATCAACTATGCAATGGATTACATTAATTAAATAACGGATAAATAAAAATTGAATTATATACTAATACATTTAAAGATAACAACTATATTTATATAACTAACATTCAACTATATCAAATACAACCATTTACATTCTTCGATTAGAAGGTGGACATTATTACATTGGAAAAAGTCAAAACGTTATTAAACGTTATCAGGAACATCTAACTGGCAATGGTTCAGCATGGACACGAAAATATGCACCCATTTCACTAGAACGAACAATTGAAGGAGCTTCAATCTTTGATGAAGACAAAATTACAAAAGAATATATGGCAAAATATGGTATTGATAAAGTGCGTGGAGGATCATATGTTCAAATTGAATTAAGCCCTTTTCATATTGATGCACTTAACATGGAGATTCGTGGTGCAAAAGATTTATGTACACAGTGTGGACGTTCTGGACATTTTATCAAAAATTGTTATGCTAAAACAGATGTATCTGGAAATAAGATAGAGTTTGAGGATAGTGAAGATGATGAAGATGATAAAGAGGATGATGATAGCGAAGAGGATGATGATAGCGAAGAGGATGATGAAGATGATTATGATAGCGATTATTAATCATTTATTATAACTTAAAATTCAAAAACATAATCTATTAAAATGAAAACAGCTATTGTCACTTTAACAGATCAAGGATATTTTCATAAAGCCAAAAGAACAATTCTCGATATTCGTTCAAGAGGTGAATGGACTGGTGACCTTGTTCTTATTACTGTTGGATTTGATGCACCCCCTAATTTTCTGGATTATTACCGAATTATTGGTAAACGCGTAGAGCACCTCAATACATCTCAAGTAATTAAAGCATATAAAACACATCCTATTCGTCCTACATGCGATAATCGCGAATTTGCAAAACTAACACAATGGGATAAGTTTCATGTATTTAATCCATTTTTTGCATACTGGGATCGTATCATTTTTATCGACGCAGGTCTTCGTGTATTAGATAGAATTCAATACTTGGTTGAACTTCCATGCGAGAATGCATTATTAGCACCAGATGATGCACCTTTATATGATACAGAGAAACGATTTGGGGGTATTATTGAAACAGACCAAAATCCAGAAGTAGCCAATGCATTATTTAAAGAATATGGGCAACATATTCTTGACTTGCGATATTTTTTAAATTGCATCTGGATGTATGATACCGCTCTTCTTAAAACTATTTCAATTGAAGAACTGGTTGATACTATGAATAAATATCCAATCTGTCGCTGTAATGAAATGACAATTATGAATCTCGTATTTACATATAAATATAAAGTCTGGCAGCCATTCCCAGAATTTATTACCGATAGTAAAAATGTTCGTAAGCGTCTATTTGGTTGGACAGAATGGGATCGCGATTATGGACATACTACTTGGCGTGATTTCTGCTTCTTGAAATATCCTACCACGATCAATTTTGATAGTGAATAAATTACATTCGAACCCATTCATCTTCATAAATATCTTCATATAACTGAGGTCCCGCTGGACCAAACCATTTTGTAGGTACAATCGCTTTTTTAGTGTTAGCTAAATAGGCACACCACCAAATAAATGTTGAGTTAGACATAATAAAATAATGAAACTGTTGTAATAGAGCAAATGTATTTACATCGTTTTCTTCTAAAATAATATGAGGATATTTAATATCCATATTTTTCCAGAATTCATTATCATCACCACATAATACTAAAAATGGATATTTTACTG